GTCGAACCTTGAAAGATCATCTCCAGGAACCGCACATGTTCGAGCGGGGGGTCATTGTTAACCGGACCCATTACCCTCGCCATCCGAATCCATCTTTCTTGCGTCTGTAACGTGTTAGGTTTATGGGGGTGACCACACACACAGGGACCAATTCCTGCTCGGCTCACATCCCCACGAAGGGAGACGCACCGAACGCAAGCACGGGCAAATAGATATCCCACACTTGCGCGGTATCACCACGAATTTCGCTCAAAATGAATTCGTTCCGCTGGTTAGACAATGGCCTCTGTCTGACCCAAATTGTGTCCTCTTCCTTCCTCTTCGCATAGCACGGGCAAGCAAAGTACCCCACGTCTATGTTGCTGATTATCCTGTCATTGGTTTCGGTTTTCGAACCTCTATCCCAACAATGGAACCTTGACTCAGCACATAAATATGGACTTTGCCTGATTTCCTCTCGTGATGCATCCTGTCTTTTCTTTTCGTATATTTTCTTGTAGTCCTTTCCGCCCTGACGCTCTTTTATTGGATTGAAGCGTTGTTCGTAAGCTACCATACGCTCAGCTGTCTTCCACTCTTTTGGCCACGCACTATACTCCCTATCACTTAATCCCGCCAACGTCTTTACCGACGTAAAAGCACTAGCCTTTCGCTTGACACTGGCTAATGCTTTCACCACCTTTGCGTACACCTTTGAGGAGATCTGCCGAACATTTTCCCTGACGACAGCAGCATGGGCTGCCATCACGTCTGGAGTCTTGGTTATGTCGGTTTTCTTGAAGATCCCCTTTGGAACAAAGTGCCAAAGTTTCCTTACCTTCACGCTACCACCCCTGAACAACTTGGAGTTAAGCGTGAATAGCGATTTGTGTATACCTGTCTTTAAAAGGTTAATCACAAATCCGGATTTTGGCAGTGCTGCAAACCACTGCTTCACCTTGGGGGCTGACACTTTCATGACAAGATCGTCCCCATTTACGACTACCAACCCATTCTTCATCATCCTGTATCCCTCCGCTTGACCAAAAGCCAAGAACACGGTAGCGAGGTTTGAGATGCATAAGAGAGGGAAGGAGAGGTAGTTACCCATGAGTTGACCGGTATTTTGATCAAATCTGTGACACTTCTTGTGCGTGTCTGTGTACCAGATTTTACCAGAACTCATCAGGGCTTCGGCGAGGTCCCAGATACGGTCTGGGATGTGGGTGGATCGCGAACGTAGGAACCGCAGTATGTGGACTGCGTGGACCGTCGACAAATTGTCAGTCGAGGCCTCATAGTCACCGGACAAGTACACGCCCGGTTCCTGAACCATGTTTGCGAAGGTGGAGGGAAGAGGTTCCCCACGTAGAACGTTGGGGGTGGATGTGAGGACGGAGTAGATGGTATGATGGAGTGGTGCAAGCAAGTGCTGCCAACACGATCCCAGAGTAACAAGTCGTAACTTTCCATTGTCGGGGAAGGCTGTTAACTTGTGCTTCTTGATCTCTGAGAACGCTATGTCAGGCACTGCTCCGAAGGTACACATCGCCACAAAGTCGTCTCTCTCAAGGTGCCACGCGGAGGCCATGATGCCTTCTACGGTTTTACCATTCGAGAGAATGTGGGAGTTTACCCGATGTTCATACCGCTTGTCCCAACCCTTTCGGAAAATGGGGTTAAGGAGAGAATTGATAGCGGTTTTGAATTCAGGTGAGTCCAACGGCCGGGACGAGAGCTTCGTCGAGTATGTCTGCATTAGTACATTAGGGTCTTGATCCTTGGGAATGCACTTTGCAAAAAGAAAACCAGAAAAAAGAGAGGATGCTTCGGAGTTAGAACAAACTTCAGGAAAGTTTGCGAGGTCACCAAGCTTTGACCTAGGGGGTAAGGAAGGGGGGAGTGAGTGAGGACTGGGACAAAGAGACCGCATTGTCTTCCAGTGGAAACCCATCTTGTCTTGAGATGCGCGCATAGATCGTTGTTGTTTATCTGTGTGTGCCATATTGATTTCTCGAGTGTAAAATGGGTGTGGTTCGTCACGTACCTACGTGACCCGGGTTCCACGTGGGCGTTTACGACTCGTCTGGCAATTGTTTTCATGCCCCGAGCTGCCCCGTGTGTCGACGTGTGTTCTGTCACAAGTTCCTGAACACAAAACCTGGAGCTGCACCACGCAGTCCAAGCTACCAATGTTAGTACCACCGTTTTGTCAGTTTCCCTCAAAAACTGAATGGCACCAAAGAACCAGCG